GGAACTCACGAACGGGTAGTTCAAGGTGACGGAGGCCAAGGGCACGGAAGAGTGAATCCTCAGCACCCTCAACCAGCTTCCCACGTTGAACAGCAACTGGTGTCCATTTTCGTTTGCGGGAAACGACTTGATCATAAGGCGATGTATGCTTCATTATTCTCCACAAGGAATACAAATGTTATCGTCGGTTGGGGTAGAAACAGGACAACCACAGTCTTCCTCCTCAAAGGAGAAGAGATCTTTGAAGTCATCATCAAGGGCAGCCATTGCATCATCCTTTGATTGACTATCAGGCATAACCTGAAGAGCATAGTAAAGGGATGTTTGAGAAGATGCCATCCAGTCCCGTAGGAACTCACGGTTGTAAGTAACTACATCAGACCAGGAGTTATAGGAGTACCCGTGGAATAGCATCGTTGAGCGGAACAACGTTACAATACCATTAGCTACTTTCTTATAATCAGCCCAACCTACTTCCGAGGCAATCTCGCAATCAGGCGGGTACGCATACGATTGTACTCCAAACGTCCCAGAGTCGCGGTCAACGTGGCGGCTAATAGGAGGAGCCAACTCAGGAGTGGTAGTGTAACCCCGAAGATCAACGTTGCTGTAACTACAAGAAGCGGTAGGAGCAATGGCAAAGGCCCGGTGCATATTCGCATGACGGGCGATCTGCGCCGCAATTTCGATTGACTTAGCCAACTCCGAGACAAGGATGTAGGCGGGTGTGTGTACTGGTTGATGTGAGATGTAAGCATCGAGAGCTGAGCCAAATTGTTTGTAAGTTACACCATTTTGACATAGAAAATTAGCCAAACCAAGGATACCTAGTCCAACCTGACGATCAACTTCTGGGGAAAGGTATTCACCTGTATCACCCACACCCGTCTGGGCATGAAGATTAATCAAGGAAGACATTCCTTCTACGAAAGCTGGAGTGAGGTCTTCGATACCGCAAGCACCCAAATTGATGTGCTGAAGAAGGCAAGTACCACGGCTAGGTAGATAAACTTCAAGGCAGACATTTCCATAAATACGAGTACCTTCCGCATCAAAGCGGATCTTATTAAGCCAGATGTCACCCTTTTTAATCCCCTCAAGGGTAGCTTCAATTAGCTCAGGAGATGCACTGGTAAGGAAGGCACCATCAACGTTAAGACACCGCTTAACCCAAGACAACTCAGAGCGTGATGCGTTGATAAATTCAAGGGCATCTGGGTGCGTATAATCAAGATGGCAGACAACAGCACCGTTTTTGTAAATGCCACCACGCCTTAGGATTTCATTGAGCGTTGAATATATTCGGGCAAAAGAGACAGGACCTGACGCCACGAGTCCTTTACCGTTTTCACTTCCCCGCTCACGGAGTTTAGAAAGGTGGACAGCAACTCCTGCTCCGTTTCGGAGGGCATGGGAGACGAATCTCCAACTGGCTTCGATTCCATCGGGACCCTCCATTTCATCTTCAACAACGAAGACAGTACAAGACACAGGCAGGCGTGATTCTGGATCATCAATCCAGTTTTGAACCCGACCTGTGCGGGCAATTCGAGAGGCGGTCATAGAAGGTCAGTCAGGGATGGTGGTTGGTAGTTGGGCCCTTTTAGTATCTTACCATCTTCGCGGCGGAGGGGCTTGCCGTCCACGAATTTACTCATATTACTTTCAAACACTCGCCTCATGGCAATGTCCAAATTCCAGCCGCGAGCTACCGCATACTGGTAGCACACAAACACCAGATCAGCAAGTTCCTTGAGCGTATGCTCACTGTCATCGTCATGATCTTCAGCGCAGTGTGCCTCAATGAATTCATGAAACTCCTCACGAATGAGGCGCATCTGCATGTCTTGAACAGCATCATCCTTTGGATCTATCGGTTGCTCAGCAGCAAGGCGAAAGACAAAGGCTTGTTCAATTAGGTGCGTTGGAGTAGCGGTCATTGGTTAGTGTGTCGATTTTTTTGTTGAGGTATACTTGAGCCTTGAGGAGGTCGTCAAGCGTAGACTCCTTATCCTTTCGGCCAGCACGGCAGAGATACTTAATGACGTTACCAGCCAGAAAATCGAGCTGCTGATCCACAATAAAATCCCAAACTTGGATTCGTCCATGTTGATAGTGCTTAGGGTTTGTCTTTGAAAAGGTCAGCATACTTTCGTTGGATGGATCGGAGCTGTTGTTCTCGTAGAAATCGTCCCACTGGTCCCGGTCGTAAACATTGTTTGTCATACCAGAATCGCAATTCAAATAGTCTGCGATAGATTTGTAGTCTGATGTTAATAAATGATTCACCTAGTCGCAACCATAAGTAATAGGGAAGGTTAGGTTCAACGATGTAAACAATAGCCAACACTAGGCCAAGGTCTACTCCAATGAGGGTGGCGTCCATAGGATAGGTTCCTTGGTTGTAGAGTTGTACTCACCAGGACGTAGGATTCGTGCTAGGCGAGCATTACGCAAAGCATCTTCTTCGGTCTGTCCTGCCTTGACGGAAGCGGCAACAATGTCTTGCCAGATGTTGTCACCGGCTGCGTCAAGTATCTTCTTGCTGGATACTGCTCCAATGCCGGGCACTCCTTTGTATCCATCAACTGGATCACCAGTAAGGCATTGGGTCCAGAACCAGTAGTCAGCTTCTTCTGGAGTTACATTGAACTCATCTTCCCCATTATACAATCGGCAGGAGATCTGCTTCATGTCCTTGTCGGGGCTAACCAGCACGAAATCCCTTGGGTCTAGGTGGCATTCAATACCAAGCGCATCGTCAGCTTCTACATTCTTGTAGCGCACAACTTTGTAATGCTTGGTACACCAGTCCAGCAACCTACGATAACCAACTGGCTTACGTTTGGTACGTTTCCCTTTGTAATCAGGACACACCGTCTTACGGAAGTTGTTGGTATCAGAGAAGTAAAGAGTGACATTGGTTGTGTCAAACTTACTGCGTAGCTTGCTTATCTCTCCCTCGAAAATGTCTAGTACGACACGGAAGTTAGAAGCAATGGTAATGAGATCATCACCCCAATCAAGTTCGGTTTCTGCTGATTGACACGCACGATAGGCGTAGAAGTCAGCGTCAACCCTCAATTGGAGATCAGTGACAGTCAGCCCAGGAGCTACCATCTTTTGCTTCAGAGGCAAGGGGGACTTTGAGGTCGTAGTATTCTCCGGCTTGGACAATCGCCCATTCGAGTTGGAACTTGGCATCAGAAATAAGGTGGGGTTTAACAGCTAATTGAATCTCATCATGAATCCAGCCAAGCCATTGATAGTCAATGTCCCACTGGTATCCAAGATCATTAAGTTGTTGATAAGTGATGACGTTCCATCTCTTACAAACAATCGCCCCAGCACTCTGGAGTAGGTAGTTAAGGGCAGCGTGTTTCTTGCCTTGGAGACGGATAGGACGCCCGTCAAGGCCCTTGAGTACATCGCCCTCAGCTCGCCTGGCAACAGCCGTCAGGAGGCCCTCCAGGCCCGGTATGGCCTCAAGGAACTTCTTACGGATATCTTTGCCCAGAGCCACAGCCTTAGTATCCGTCAATGATTTATCTAGGGAGGTGCCAATCTTCTTATCCGAAGCCCCGTAGATAAAGG